AAGCAAACAAGTTTCTATTGCTGGTAACAATTTAGTAAAACAATTTGACTTTGTTCAGAGTCAAGGTTTTATAAACGGTAACGAATCTGATAGAAATATTGGAGGAATATTACTAGCAACTACTAAACACGGTCGTGATACAGCAACGCAATTTTTTAATAGAACAGCTAATTCTACGAATAGAAATGCATTCCTACAAACTATTCGTAATGGGCAACACAGTATTGATTTAGTTAATCAAAGAGTAGCAGGCACTACTACATCAACCTCATTTAACCCGCGGCCGGCTGAAAACACATTTAATACCGTACAAGAACAAGTTGGTAAAATAAGTAAGACTTTTCTAACAGATGGTAGAATCTCTGCCGCATTAAATGCAAGTAGACGAACCTAATATAAATACTAAACTATGGCAACATTTTTCGGATTTAATACAATAGACGAAAGTCGAAAATTTCGCTTAGAAGACCGAGATTTATTAATACGCGATCTTCTTAATAGCCTGATGATTCGCAGAGGTGAAAAATTACATAAACCTAACTATGGTACTACTATATGGTCCTTGCTATTTGAAAATCTTACAGACGAAACCGTAGATGAAATTGAAAAAGAAGTCCGAAGAACTATAGAACAAGATCCTAGAATGAAAATAGAAAATATTGCAATTTATGCTAGAGACTCTGGCATACTATTAGAAATTTCAGTATTCTTTGTTGGCATACCCGAAGCACAACTTCTTAGTGTATTTTTGAATCCTGATAATAATTCAATCGCTTTATTATAATATATAATATACGCAGTTTATAATTCTGATAAATACTAACATTATATAGGTATCTAATAGAACTATGGCTAAGACAACTAGACAAACATCAATATTTGGCGCTGAGGATTGGAAAAGAATCTATCGCACATATAAAGAAGCAGACTTTCAAAGTTATGATTATGAAACTATAAGAAAAAGTTTCGTTGATTATCTTAGAGTATATTATCCTGAATCATTTAATGATTTCACTGAATCAAGTGAATTTATTGCATTAATGGATCTTATGTCATTCATGGGTCAGGGTTTAGCCTTCCGCAACGATATGAATACTCGTGAAAACTTTATGGATACTGCAGAACGTAGAGATTCAGTAATTAAGTTAGCTAATTTAATTGGCTATACACCAAAACGTAATATAAATGCTCAAGGATTCCTAAAAATACTATCAATCAGCACAACAGAAGATGTCTTAGATTTTAATAGTAATAGCTTACAAGCAATTACAGTTAACTGGAATGATGTTACAAATACAGACTGGTTTGAACAATTTAACGCAATAATGAATGCCGCCATGATTAGTAGTCAAAAATATGGCAGTTCTGGTAATAACCAATCCTTACTAGGCATTAGTACAGATGAATATACTTTGAATACTTTAGCCACATCATTACCAATTGCAAGTTTTTCAACATCTATTAATGGTGGCTCAATGTCATTTGAAATTACTAGTGCAAGTAGTGTTGGTAAAACATATCTTTATGAACCAGCACCACAACCCGGTGGAGCATTTAATGTTTTATATCGTAATGACCAACTTGGCTTTGGTGGTGCAAATACTGGATACTTCTTTAATTTTAAACAAGGCGAATTATTAAGTCAAGATTTTAATATTGCAGATAGAATTAGTAATAGAATAGTTAATATTGATGTTGATGGTATTAATAATGAAGATGTTTGGTTATACGAATTAACAGATAATGACGCAATATTAACTGAATGGAAACAGGTTCAAAATATATTTGCTGTTGATACTGATGAAACTACAGCATCAGCAGAAGAAACTAGAGAAGTCTATGCAGTTCAAAGTAGATCTAACGACCAGGTTGATATAATATTTGGTGATGGCACTTTTTCAAAAATACCCATAGGTGACTATCGTGTATATGTTAGATCAGGCAATGGATTACAATATGTTGTTAATACAAACGAAATGCAAAGTATTCAAATACCAATTTCGTATGCTAGTAGATCTGGCAGGATAGAAACTGTTACATTTACATTAGGTTTACAACAGGCCGTATCAAATGCTAAAACACGTGAAACATTAACTGAAATTAAAGAAAGGGCTCCGGCTAGATTTTACACACAAAACCGTATGGTAAATGGTGAAGATTACAATAACTTTCCTTTTACTGAATTTACATCAATTCTAAAATCTAAGGCCATAGCTAGAACTGGCGTTGGTGTTAATAGACAACTAGACTTATTAGATCCAACAGGAAAATATTCATCCACTAATATCTTTGCTAGTGACGGAATGATGTATAGAGATTCAAAAACTCCGACTTTTACATTTAGTTTTATTGATAGCAATGACATAGCCACAATGATTACAACACAATTAGAACCTGTTCTTAAAGCAAGACAAATGGTACATTTTTATTATGATCAGTTTACTAGACCAACTTTAAGTGGTATTGAGTGGAAACAAAGTACCGCTATAGTTAATTCTGTAACTGGTTACTTTAAAAATACTGCATCAGGTTCGCCTGTGCCTATTAGTGAATTCACATCAAGTAACAACAAACATATACGAGAAAATGGTTTAATTAAATTTGAACCACCTGTTGGTTACTTTTTTGATGCAAATAATAGATTAGTGTCAGGTACTCCATCTAAACAAGGTGAAAAGCTAGTCATATGGACAACCGTAACAGCATTAACATTAGACGGTACTAACTTTGGAACTGGTAATTTAGATGATGGCAGTGGTCCTGTAACCTTAAATGAATATATTCCATCTACAGCAATACCGACTGAAGTGATACCTAGACTAATAACAGATTTACCCAGTACTTTAGAAACTGATCTTATTGCTCAGGTAGAGGCTTTAAGAGACTTTGGTGTAGGTTACGATCATCTTACTGGTACTTGGTATATTATTAGTACCAATAATTTAAATCAAGATGCTGATTTTTCAACAGGCAACGCACAAACTACGCTTGAGGTTAATACTGATGCAAGTTGGTTAGCACAATTTACTACTGACGGTATTAGTTATACAACAAAATATAGATCATTAGAATATTATTTTGCAAGTGTAATAGAAAATAGATTTATTTACGATGACGCTGATAATGTTTACGATTCAAAAACAGGAAAAACAATAAATGATAGCATTAATATTTTAAGATCAAATTCAAAGCCAGATTCAAATAATGCATTAGATACTGATGTAGTATTAGATATTGTTGGGCAAGAAGTTGAACAAGACGGTTTTATAGATAACTTTAAGGTATTAATAAGCTATGCAGATAAAGATAGTGATAATGTAGCTGATGACCCAGACTTTTTCACAACCCTTGTTGATCCAACAGTTAATGTAGTAAGTAAATTGGTATTTTTCGAACGTACAACTGACTTTGATAATCTAGAAAGATTTATTCCATTAGCATCAGGTACAGTTAATACACTATATGCAACATTAGTATTAACAGAGGCAGCAAAAACAGAATATGCTGACAGCCAAATATTTTATACCACCACTGATACTAAATTTTATAAATTATCTGTTATTGGTACAACATATACATTAACCGCGACAACAAACTATACCAAGAGTACCGGAAGACAAGATTTTAATTTTCAATATTCACATAATAGTTCAAATACACGCAGAATTGATCCTGCAAACACTAACATTATTGATTTATATCTAGTTACCAATACTTATTCTACAGATTTTACAAATTATATTGTTGATTCAACGGGTACAGTTACTGAACCTATTCGTCCGACTATAGATGAATTAAGTTTAGCATATACAAAATTAAATCAATATAAAATGGCATCAGATAATATAGTAATGAATAGTGTTAAATTTAAACCTATGTTTGGTCCTAAAGCGCCAATAGAATTACAAGGTTCGTTTAAAGTAATTAAAAACATTGGAGTTGTAGTAAGTGAAGGTGAAATTAAAAGTAGATTAGTAGAATCACTAAATGAATATTTTAGTTTAGATAATTGGGACTTTGGTGATACATTTTACTTTTCAGAACTAAGTGCTTTTTTACATCGTGAATTAGGAGATATTATTAGTTCAGTTGTTATTGTACCAACTGATCCAACTAAGACATTTGGTGGTTTATATGAAGTTAAATCTTCACCAGATGAAATTTTTATGAATGCGGCAGGTGTGACTGACGTTGAAGTAGTCACAGCATTAACATCTACTGTTTTAAGACAGTCAATTACTTAATAGGTATTATAAAAAAGAATGGCAATTAGAACAAAGACAATAGATCTTTTACCCGAGATATTTAGAACAACCACGAATGAAAAGTTTCTAAATGCTACTCTGGAACAGTTAGTACAGCCTTCTCAATTAAAAAGAGTAGAAGGATACATTGGATTAAAAACTGGTCTAGGTGTATCGGCTGCCGATGCTTATGTTAGAGAACCCGACACAACAAGACAAAATTATCAACTTGAACCAACTGTTTGTTATAAAAAAACAAATACAAATGAAACAGAAGATCTTATAACCTACCCAGGTATGGTTGATGCACTTAAGACTCATAGTGCTAATACTAATAAACACAATAGATTATTTACATCTGAATATTATAGTTGGGACCCATTAATTGACTATGATAAATTTATTAACTTTAGTCAATATTATTGGACACCAGCCGGTGCCGATTCTGTTGATATTAAATTAACTGATCTAGTTTCGCAAGATGCTTATACTATTACACGTGGTACTGATGGGTACACATTTGATACGATAAAAGGTGATAACCCAACCGTTTCGTTAATGCGTGGCGGAAATTATACATTCACAGTGAATCAAACCGGAAATCCTTTTTATATCCAAACTGATTCTGGCACATCAGGAACGGTTCCAGGGCAACCTAATCAAAGTTCTAGAGAAGTATTTGGTGTTGAAAACAATGGTGATGATAACGGTGTTATTACATTTAAAGTACCTGATGCTGATGCACAAAATCAATTTTTAACTATGACTAAAACCGATGATGTAGATTTAGTCACTGATTTAAGATTTGATCAAATTAATAACAGATATGTTAAAACAGCAGAGGGAACAACCAATGAAGATTTTAGATTCTTAACTAGTTTTGACGAGGACGTCGTTACCTTCGACGGCAAGGTAATGAATGGTTTTGGGGTAACACCATTTGATTCTGCGATTGATATAGCACAAGATATTGAAATCGATGGTGTTAAGGATCTTGATGGAAAAACAATAATATTTACAAATCAAAATCCTGGCGATGGTGCAGAATCGGGGTGGCGTACACAAGAACAATTTGATGGAGTAACTTATGATAATGACGATGATGTATGGGATAAAGAGGTTGAAATAACTTTACAAAGTCAACGTTATTCAATATGGAAAATTAAATATCTTAGTGATGATTCTACAGATAATCAATTTATATCACTTAGTAGAATTCAAGAAGTACCAAATAATACTAAGGTTTACATTAAATCTGGAACTACATTTAATAATGAACATTTTTATAAAGATGCAGAAGGTTTTTTCCAGCAACAGCCATTAATTACAGCCACTAGTGATACGTTATATTATCAAGATGGAACTGATGCAACTAAATTTGGTGTTATTAGATTAGTTGAGGGTGATGCCGCACAAACACTTGATGTTACTGCAGATATACTTGGTAAAATACAATATACCTCACCAACTGGTGTTAAACTTAATAACGGACTAAAAATAATATTCCGTGGTCCAACAGAACCAACAAGTTATCAAGATAATGAATTTTATGTTGAAGGCTGTGGTTCGTCTATTAAATTATTAGCCTTAACAGATTTTCAAACACCAGAAGCATTTACAATTAGTGAATCTAAACCGTTTGATGATGTTGGTTTTGATAGTGTAGCATATGATAGTTCGCTAAATGCTCCAACTGCTCTAGATTATTTTACAATAAACAGAGCAAGTCCAGATCAAAACCCATGGAGTAGATCAAATCGTTGGGTTCATATTGATATTATTAATCAATCAGCGGAAATTAATAATGTTCCGGCTGTACTTAATCAAGCTAACCGAGCTAAACGACCAGTTATTGAATTTAAATCAGGATTAAGATTATATGATTTTGGTACAAGTGGTATTGCACCAGTTGATATTATAGATACAGCACAGGTTGATGCACTTAGTAATGTACATGGATCTCTAGGATATACTGTTGATGGATTTAAATTATTAGATGGGTCAAGAATTATATTTACTAATGATGATGATACAACTGTTAAGAATAAAGTTTATAAAGTTGAAATAATAGATCCGGTTGGTATTAGTATGGATCCAGGACAAACTAGTGTTCCGATTATCAATCTAGTATTAGAATCTGATTTAATTAATACAGATACCTCTGTTTATTGTAAGAGTGGTGTAACTTTACAAGGTAAATCATTTAGATATAACGGAACTGATTGGATACAAGGACAACAGAAGACCGCAGTGAATCAACAACCATTATTTGATATTTTTGATTCTGCCGGTAAAAGTTTATCTGATGTAACTGCATATCCAAGTAGTAGTTTTGTAGGTACAAAACTTTTTAGCTATTCACCCGGTACTGGCAATATTGATTCTATCTTAGGATTAAGATTAAAATATGAATCTGTAAGTAATGTTGGAGATATTGTATTTGATAATAATTTTTATAAGGATACTTTTATTTCCACAGTTGATGTAACTAGTTCTACTAAAAATATTGCTATTGGATTTGCTAGACAATATACTGATAAAACAACTTATTCAGATTTAAGTGGTTGGCAAAAAGCAAAAACTAATTCAAAACAACCACAAGTTTTTACTTTTAAGATCGATGGAACCACATTAACAACTACCAGTACATTAAAATGTGATATAAAATATGATGCAACAGATGATAATGCTGTATATGTTGATGTTAATAATAAATTTAAAGATAGTTCTACTTATACTATAACATCTACAATCGGTACTACTATAACATCTTCAACTGGTACTAGAACAACTAACGGAACAACATCAATTACATTTGCATCGGCACTAACTAAAAATGATATCGTACAGGTATTCATTAATAGTAAAGAAGTTAGTAAAGAAGGTGCCTATTATCAGGTTCCTTTAAACTTAGCAAACAATGCTGTTAATAAATCATTTGATACAATTACTCTGGGTGCAATTAGAAATCATTTTGTTGGTATGGCACAAAGAACGCCAAAACTATCCGGTACTATACTTGGTAGTAATAATATTAGAAACCTAGGCAATTATGAATCTTATGGTGTACAAATTGTTGAGCATAGTGCTCCTATGCAATTTATGGCAACATTCTGTAAAGATTCAAATATTAATTTCTTTGATGCATTAGACTTTTCTAGAAACGAATATGAAAAATTTAAGAAAAGATTGTTAGATGCAATATCAACTAAAGAATACACAGGTGATACAACTGCAAAACAATTAGATGGTGCATTGAATGATATAAACAGAGGAATGAATCCAGACTCACCATTTTATTGGACTGATACATTACCAATGGGCGAAGTGTTTACAGAAACCAAATATACTATAACACCAACTGATGATGATATATTTGATACTGTACAAACTTATGATTTTACTAAAGCTAACTTTCTTGCTTTATCAATATATGTAAATGACATATTATTAGTAAAAGATACTGATTATACTGTGGCGACAGATGGTCCACGTGTAATAATATTAAAAATATTATCATCTGGTGATGTATTAAAAATTAGAGAATATGGAAATACTGCCGGTAACTTTTTGCCAGCAACACCAACTAAGTTAGGTTTATATGATAGTTATCTTCCAGAAATAGTTACAGATACAACTTATACAACTGCACATACTGTAATTGTAGGGCATGATGGATCACGAACAATGTCATATGGTGATTCACGAGATGATATTTTACTTGAATTTGAAAAACGTATCTATAATAATTTAAAAGTTAATATTGCTCCACCAATGCATTGGTATGATGTTATACCAGGTAAATTTAGAACAACAGATTATACAA